TGTCCAGTATATTGTATGCCGCTTGGCGGACGTTCGGAAGAGTATGTTCTCAATGTTCAAGAAGTCGCGCAAGTCTGCATGGAAAAAGGATGGCGCTTCACCCCCAGACTCCATATATCCTTATTCGGAAATGCGTGGGGTACGTGATGCATACAAAAACGAACAACATGAACGGGCTATGAAAGCACCGATTAAAGTGTACGAAGACTTAGATGAACGATTAAGAAAAAAAGGATTGCTATAATGGGATGGTGGAATAAACTCGTAAGAGATAAAAAGGCAGCAGAAGTCGAAAAGACTCCGGAAGACTTGCGCAGAGCAGCTCTTCAGAAAGAAAAAGACATTGCTACTAAAGCCGGAAAAGCATGGGTTGCTGTACTTGACACACAAGTAAATCCTAACAATATTAAAAACGGATTCTTCGAGCTCGACTGGAATAATCAGTTCATTGAAGAATTGTTAGACGCAGGCTATGGTGGCGAAACTAACGAGCAAATCGTTGATGCTTGGTTTAAGACCTTAGCAAGGCAAATGCTCGAAGAAGAAGGTGTTACGTCAGATAGAGATATGGGGCATATTAAAATTGTTCCGATTGAACAAGGCAAGAGTGAAGTAAGCTGATGGCTTCTATAGAATACTTTGGGGTATTTGCTACTCCGTTGATAAAAGGAATTCCGTTCGAACTAGAGCATCTTATTACCGAACCTGTTCCTGCATTGTCATATCTTAGAGATAAGCACGGACCACTAGATTCGTTTAAATGTCCAGCATTAATCACACACCTTAAAAATACGTATTATATTACTAGTCCAATCGACTTTACGTTAACTAAAGTTGGCGAGAATTTTTGGAAGTTATCTAATACTAAAGGAAAGACTAAAAGTTTAAATCCTTACTTAGATGTACAAGTTCCTGAATCTAAACTGATAGACAACAGCGTATGTTTAAATATTGGGTTACAATATTACTTTGTAAATAACGGAGACGATGTCATTATGGAAGTAATAGACCCGCCTCTTGTCCAAATGCCATTGACAAACATGCCAGGAGAGTTTAATATTAGTAAGTGGTATAGGCCAACTAACTTTACATTCTTTATCGATTCGTCGCTAAATGAAGTTAAGTTTAAAAGAGGAGATCCGTTGTATGCAGTTAGATTTAGGGCAAATAACAAGACCGTTAAGCTATCAAAGATCGAAGACTTTAGTTTTCGAGAAGCGATCTTGACAGAACAAATGAGAGCTACTACAATAAAAGACTATTACCCCGGACTTAAACTAGAAGAAATGTATGAACTATTCAAAAGTTCAGTAAAAAGGATATTTAAATGAGCACCTATGTACTAGTAGACACTGCTAACACCTTCTTTAGAGCTAGGCATGTTGTGCGTGGCGATATTGATACTAAAGTAGGTATGGCTTTGCATATCACACTTAATAGTATTAAGAAGGCATGGCATGACTTTAATGCCGATCATGTTGTAATCTGCTTAGAAGGACGTAGCTGGCGTAAAGACTTTTACGAGCCTTACAAGCGTAATAGGCAAGTTGCTCGCGACAAGCTAACTGTACAAGAGAGTGAAGAAGATACAGCGTTTTGGGAAATCTTTGACGAGTTTAAGAACTTCATGACTGAGAAGACTAACTGTACTGTTATTCAACACAAGCAACTAGAAGCAGATGATCTTATTGCTGGTTGGGTACAAGCACACCCTGATGACAATCATATTATTATCAGCACAGATGGCGACTTTGCACAACTTATTGCACCCAATGTAAAGCAGTATAACGGTGTTAGCAATACTATCATTACACACGAAGGTTACTTTGACGACAAGAAACTAGAGCCAGTAATTGATAAGAAAACTAAAGAGCCTAAGCCTGCTCCAGAGCCCGACTTTATGTTGTTTGAAAAGTGTATGCGAGGCGATACAAGTGATAATGTGTTTAGTGCATACCCTGGTGTGCGTAAGAAAGGCACTAAGAACAAAGTTGGTCTTATCGAAGCATACGAAGACAAAGGCACTAAAGGCTTTAACTGGAACAACATGATGCTACAACGCTGGACTGATCATGAAGGCGTAGAACATCGTGTACTAGACGACTACAATCGCAATGTTGTATTGTGCGACTTAACTGCACAGCCTGCAGAAATTAGAGAGATAATTAATAATACAATTGCAGCAGTAGAGCCTAAAGAAATTACACAAGTAGGTATGCGACTTATGAAGTTCTGCGCTAAGTGGGACATGCAACGAGTTGCAGATCAAGCAGAACAATTTTCTAAACCATTAGCAGCGAGGTACCCTAAATGACTGTAAAAGCAAAACCAATTCTAGACGGCAAATTTTGGATTCTTGAAGACCAAGGTAATCGAGTAGGAACATTACGCATTGACGAAAACAACAAATATATTGTTAGCAATGCAAGAGGCGTTAGTAGTTTTAACAGCCGTGGATCATTAACAAAGACGTTCGGCAAAGACTTCTTTGAAGCAAAAGCATCTATTAGTGCAGCAATTTCAAATCGAGACATCAACGGATATCCAACAAGTACAGATCCATTTAACACAATGTATGATGTTAAACGCAACTTACCGTTGTTTACTAAGAGTGAAAAATCTAAAAGTTTGTATTGTGCTGGATACTATATTATTAAATTTGACAAAGGTTGGGTTAAAAGTTTTTGTCCTAAGTTAATTACTGTAGAGCGTTATACATATAATGGTCCGTACAAAACAGAAATTGAAATGCGTCAGGAGTTAAGTCGTGTCAAATGAGCCAATTAATACAATAGCTATTCAGCAATTTATTAAAACTGTTGATCAGCTAGATAAAGCAAATCAAAAAGAAGTAAAAATGAATATGGCTACTGCTAAAATTCTAGCTAATACTCTTGGGATTGTAATGACGCAACTTGCTGGAAATTACGAAAATTTATTACGTAATTCTTCTCAGCAACAAAGCACTGATCAGAATATTACTGTAGAATTAGATGGTGGCAGTGGCTGGGGTAAGACCTAAAAGAGATAAATATATGCGTATATAACTAAAGGATACGCATATGAGTAGGCCCAAGCCAAAGATTTTATTAGAAGACATTAATAAAAAAACATACAAAGTAGAGCAAGTTTTAGATTCTGAAGCTATATGGGCAGTCTTTTATCAAAGCAAAGCCTTTAATTTAAAAAGCTCTAATATGTTAACTAGCTATCCTGGACCTAAATATAAAAAAACTAGTTTTAGTAATCCAGGACATGCACACAATCTAGCAAAAAAACTTAATAATTTATTCGACACAGATGAATTTGCTGTATATAGACTTACAGAAGGTACATTAGAAATTGAAAACGAATAAAGAATCCCTTACTAAGGTCTTTTTAAGAACAGCAAATATATCAATTAATGAAGTTACTGTATCGCAGTATCTTTCAGACTGGTGGCAAAATACTAGAATAGAGGGCGGACTAAGACTAACCGATGAAGGACTAATGTTTATTACCGACACATTACAACTTCAGACTTATGAAATACCATTTCCTAAAGACTTTAAATTAACCAGTCAAATTATTATCTTTTTAGATAGACTAATTGACTGTCCATATTGGCTAGGATTGCATGGCTTAATTGTTACAGACGAGCGCAAAGCCGTCGAACTTCATTTATTTTCAGGTGACATACGAAAGTATGGATTAACTAAGGCCATGAATAGACAAGATAACACTTAACAATGTTAAGAAGATTAGACACAAACCAACTACCTAGAGATTGCAATAACTTAGATACTAGCTGCAAAGTATTATTATGTGCAGACAGTTGGGGTGTTCCGCATAACAAACAAGGACTATCTACACACTTAGATATGTCCGTTGCTGTTCAAAACGTGTCTTGCGGCGGATATAACAATTTTGATATTTTAGATAGTATGGAAATTGCACTAGCATATCATACATATCCGTATGTTGTCTTTATACAAAGTGATTTATTAAGACACAGGCGTGATTCAAATGACGATGCATTGCCTCATCATATCAATCTTAAAGATATATTAGAATCAAGACAGCAAAAAATACTTGACAAATTAGAAACTATTCAAGTACAATACGACACTAAAATATTATGCCTAGGCGGCCTTAGTAGAATAGACAACTATCAAGGTCATAATTTAGAAGTAATTATGCCCAGTATACTTAATTTTTTAGACCCTGCAATTGATACTGAAAAGTATAGTGTACATGACGGCAGTGGAGATCTAAAAGATATGGATAAACTAAAGCATACTGATATAAGTGTTTGGTTAGAAGCTGCTGAAAATTATGCTAACAAGTACAAGAGATTGCACAACAAAGACATTAGTATACAAGACGGTTGTCATCTAAATGCCGATGCTTTTAGCAAGGTATCAGAATTTCTACTAAAATATATAAAGTAACACTTGACAAGTCAGTATCTTAATGCTATAGTTATTGCATACAAAGAGGATAATGACATGGCTAGAGATATTTGGGTAATCAGTGATACACACTTTGATCACGCTAACATCTTGAACTTCGCTGATGCGGAAGGTCGTCCTACTCGCGGCGATCGTTTCACTGACGTTGAAGACATGAACGAGCAGATGATCGCCAACTGGAACTCAGTAGTCAAGCCAGGTGACAAAGTCTACCACTTGGGCGATGTGTTGTTTGGCACTCGCAAGCAAGAGTGGATGGACACTAACATGCCTCGCTTGAACGGACAGAAGCGTTTGGTTGTCGGCAACCACGACAACATCAAGTTTCACGCTGCCGGAGGCTGGTGGGGCAAGATTGACTTGTGGAGAATGTTTCCTGAGTTTGGATTGTTGTTGACTCACGTTCCTGTACACAACAGTACATTGGGCGAAAGTCACAGATTCGGCGAAGGCAGTATGGTAAACGTACACGGACACATTCACCAGAATCCATCGCCCACTGAGTTTCACAGATGTGTGAGTGTTGAGCAAATCAACTACACACCCGTCAACATCGAGGAGTTGAGAGTACGATGAGCGACTTTGGATTTTACCTAGTGGTAGGAGTGCTGATTGTATTGTTCTATGGCGAGCCAGACTTACATGATGCATTAATATCTTATCTGATGAGGAACTAAGGATTGTATAATGTCCAAAAAATTAAGGCGACCCCAAGCGCCAAAGCGGCGCAACTTTGAAGCAAAGGCGGTAAGGGATCCACAAGGTCCCTTCCGTCCACAAGTAATCAAAAACAAGGTTAAAAAGAAACCTAAGTATAATAAGATTGAATGGGACGAATGACATGGTAGAAATTACTGAAAAAGAATTTAAGCAGTTTGAACTGTTGAAGAAAATCTTTATACATGCGAGCCCAGATAAGTTCGAAGGTGTTTACTTTATCTGCGGCGAAGGCGGAGAAAAGGACGACATGGGATTGCCTGAGTACATTTCAGTGTGTCC